CTCGCCAATGAATGGGATGCTGCCCAGCTCACCTCATGGGGCGTGGATTTGCCAATCATGGAAAGCGAAATCAATACGGATGAGTTCTTTGACTCACTCGATGATGACGGCGACAAAGCCAAAGGCGAGAAACTGACAATCACCATCCCCGATGAGTATGCAGACCAAAAGGACGAAATGAAATCTCTCGTTGAGACCGCTCTTTCTGATTACTCAGGCATCAAGGTGAAGTAATATCGCTATTTGGTAGTATATTATATCAAGATAATAATATATAATAATTTACTATGCAGTAGGATATGAAAATATATCTCGTGAATATCTCAACCACTGCGGGGGGGTACTAAGTAATTGTGCATCAGTATTATACGAGAATAAAGAGTTAAATCCAAAGAATATCGAAGCAATGAAGATATTTCTCGCAGGAGGCATCTCAGGGAATCTCCGTGAATTTTGGCAAAGGGTAATGAAAATATATTTGGCAGACCCTCGCTCACGAGGTGAGGTAATGGACGCTATGAAAGTATATATCGCAGGAGACAACAATAAGAAGAAAATCCTCAGAGAGCAACTCTATGGATGCGATTTCTTTACAGGGGAGAATGCTCTGAAAGGCATCAATATCCTCGAATCATTCTACTACCTCAGAAAGAACGAGGAATTTATGACGCTTGTTAAGCACTTCGGCTCATTCCTGCTCGATTCAGGAGCTTTCACGTTCATGTCAGGCTCGCACAAAGGCGGCATAAATTGGGATGAGTATGTCGAGGAATATGCGGCATTCATCAATCGATGGAACGTGCAGCTCTTTTTCGAGCTTGATATTGATTCCGTGGTCGGTCTTACTGAGGTAGAACGACTCAGGGAGAAACTCGAATCTCTGACAGGAAAGAAGCCTATCCCTGTATGGCATCGCAATCGAGGCAAGGAGTATTTCATCAAGATGTGCGAGAATTATCCATATGTGGCTCTCGGCGGCATCGTCACCAAAGAGATTGACCGAAAGAAATACGAGACTGCCTTTCCTTGGTTCATCAAGACCGCTCACGACCACAAATGCAAGATTCACGGATTGGGATATACCACCGTGGCGAACTTGAAGAAATATCACTTCGATTCAGTCGATAGTACCGCATGGCTCTATGGCAATCGTGGCGGCTATCTCTATAAGTTCAATCCTCGCACAGGTCTCTTGGAGCAATTAGGCAAAGAGGGATGCAGACTCAAATCGAGAGAGGGCGCAGTAAACAATTTCAATGAATGGGTGAAATTCGGCAAATATGCTGAGAATCATCTTTGATTGATTGCGTAGAATGCGGATTTGCTATATAAAAAGCCGACTTCATCAATAATTCAAAATATCAGAGACTATGAAACAGAAGAATTCAATCATCATTCTTTCAGGTGGCATGGATAGCGTTACGCTCCTGTACGACCAAAGAGAGTTTATTGCGCTCGCAGTCACTTTCGACTATGGCAGCAATCACAACAAGAGAGAGGCTGAGTTTGCAGCCTATCATTGTAAGCGGCTCGGTATCGAGCATCTCATCATCCCTCTCGACTTCATGGGCAAGTATTTCAAATCATCTCTCTTGGAGGGAGCGGATGCAGTTCCTGAGGGTCACTATCAGGATAAGAACATGAAATCGACTGTCGTTCCTTTCCGTAATGGCATCATGCTCTCTATCGCTTGTGGTCTTGCAGAGAGCAGAGGATTGAGCAAGGTTCTCATCGCCAACCATGCAGGAGACCACGCCATCTATCCCGATTGTCGGGCGACATTCATCGCTTCGATGTCTGAGGCTATGGCTTACGGAACATACGAGCATATCAATATCTATGCTCCTTATACCTCGCTCACAAAGGGAGAGATTGCAGCCATCGGAAAGACTCTCGGCATCGATTACTCAAAGACCTACTCATGCTATAAGGGCGGTGAGAGGCATTGCGGCAAATGCGGCACTTGCGTAGAGAGGAAAGAAGCTCTCGCCTTTGCAGGTATCGATGACCCAACCGAGTATGAGGAATAAACCAAGTTTAATCATTCAAAACAGATAGCGTATGTATTATGTTTCTAAGAGAATGGAGATTGCAGGGAGTCATAAGCTCACTCTCTCCTATCCGTCCAAGTGTCAAGGCTTGCACGGTCACAATTGGATTATCACCGTCTATTGCAAGGCTAAGAAGCTGAACAAGGATGGAATGGTCTGCGACTTCAAGCATATCAAGGAGAAGATTCATGGCAAGCTCGACCATCAGAACCTGAATGAGCTGCTGCCTTTCAATCCCACCGCAGAGAATATCGCCCGATGGATTGTCGAGCAGATTCCCGAATGCTATAAGGCATCAGTCAGAGAGAGTGAGGGCAACTTCGCCGTTTATGTAGATGATAAACTCAAAGATGATGGTGCGCTATGAGAGTAAATGAGATTTTCTATTCGATTCAGGGAGAGGGAGCGCACTCAGGAGAGGCGGCTATCTTTCTGAGGCTCTCAGGATGCAATCTGAGATGCTCTTTCTGCGATACTGAGCATCAGCCTTACCAAGACCTCACAGAGGATGAGATATGCGCTGAAATCGCAAAATATCCTGCATCTCTCGTTGTCATCACAGGCGGAGAGCCGACCTTGCAGCTCACTCGCTCGCTCGTGGATAAGATTCACGACCTCGGAAAGATGGTTGCCATCGAGACGAATGGCACTCGTGAAGTTCCCTCGAATGTCGATTGGGTGACGGTATCTCCGAAAGAGGCTTATGTCGGCTCAGTCGGAAAGCCTGTCATCAAGACCGCTCAGGAGGTGAAGATTGTTCTCGATGGAAAGACTCTCTATGCTGACCCTACATGGGGCATCACGGCAGCTCATTATTTCGTGCAGCCTTGCGATACAGGCGATGAGCAGCGAAACAGAGAAATCATCGAGCATTGTGTAAACTTTGTAAAAGCTAATCCAAAATGGAAACTATCACTCCAAACACAGAAGATATTAAGAGTGCGATAAAAGCTCTCTTAATCGCTATCGGCGAGAATCCTGACAGAGATGGTCTGAAAGGCACTCCCGACCGAATAGTGCGTATGTGGAAAGAGATATTCAGAGGCTATGACCCTGCTCAGAAGCCGAAGATTACCACTTTCCCGAATGAGGAAGGTATCTCGGATTTGGTATTCGATACAGGAGATTATTACTCAATGTGTGAGCATCACATCCTGCCTTTCTTCGGTAAGTATTACTTTGCCTACATCCCTAATCCGAAAGGGCGCATCCTCGGCATCTCAAAGGTCGCTCGTGTAGTCGGCTATTGCGCTGCCCGATTGCAGCTTCAGGAACGGCTCGCACGAGACATCGTGAATATGCTTTCTGAGGCTCTGAATGATGATGCTCTCGGCTTCGCTATCGTGATGAGAGGAAAGCATCTCTGTAAGACGATGAGAGGCGTGAGGAATGATGGCAACATGTCTGTGGCTCACTTCACAGGACTATTCGAGAAAAACCCTGAACTCAAAAGGGAATTCTATAAACTAATCGATTTGCAGACATGAAGAAATCAGCATCACTATTTCAGCGAGCGGAGGAATGGATAAGCGAGCATGGTCTCATCGAATACGGAGGGGCGCAGTTGCAAGACTTCTGCAAGGAACTCGGCATCAACGATAAGACCTATCGCCGTTGGCTCGAAGAAGAGGATGACTTCAAAAAGGCTATCGAGAAAGGCAGGGAGACATTCAGGCTCTCTCTCGCTCACGACCTGCACGAGACACTCGCTAAGGTGGCAAAGGGCAGCGAGCATGAGGAAACGACAACTGAATATCGCCCTAATCCTAAGAATCCCGACAAGCCGACCATCACGAAGATGGTAAAGAAGAAAATCGTCATTCAGCCTAATGTGGGAGCTGCGATATTCCTGCTCACCAATCTCGACCCTGAGCATTATCAGAACCGCCAAAAGAGCGACATCACTCTGAAACCATCGGGCGAGAAAGAGATGACAATTGATGAAATAAACAAAGAAATCGAGAGACTCAGCAAACTTGAGACCAAAGAATGAAACTGACGGAAATCGAGAGACAACAGAAACTAATGCGGTTGATGCAGATGAGACTCAAACTCGAAGCACCAGCCTCATTCTCGCATTTCCTTGGTTATAGCAATCCTAAGTATGAGTTGGAGTGGTTTCATCGTGTCATCGCAGAGCATTGTCAGATGCTTTTGGAGGGCAAGATTAAGAACTTGATGGTATTCGTTCCACCTCAGCACGGCAAATCGGAAATCATCTCTCGTAACTTCCCTGCCTGGGCGTTAGGTCGAGACCCTGATTTGAAGATTGCATCATGCTCGTATGCTGCCGACCTATCGGAGCAATTCTCTCGCTCTGTGCAGCGTATCATCGAGAGTCCTGAGTATCAAGAGATATTCCCTGATACCTATCTCAGTACCTCTCAGCAAGCGAAGAATGACCCTCGAACCTATATCAAGAATGTAGATTTCTTTGAGACGGTCGGGCATCGTGGATTCTATAAGGCAGTCGGTGTCGGTGGTCCTCTGACAGGTACGCCTGTCGATATAGCGATTATCGATGACCCTGTGAAAGATGCAGCAGAAGCCTATTCGCTGACCTATCGGCAAAAGGTTTGGGAGTGGTATAATACCGTCCTCACTACCCGATTGCACAATCATTCGAGACAGCTCTTTATTATGACTCGATGGCATGAGGATGACCTTGCAGGGCGCATCCTGAAAGCAGAGGCAGACGAATGGAAAGTTCTCGCTATCCCTGCCATCTGTGAGAAAGAGAATGACGGAGGATTGAGTAATCGAAAGGTCGGAGAGGCTCTTTGGGCATCGCATCACTCCGTGCAGAAGCTCATCAAGCAGAAAAATCGCTCACCTCGTGAATTCTCGGCTCTGTATCAGCAGCATCCTGTCATCGAGGGCGGTAATATCGTGAAAAGGGATTGGTTTCAGCATATCTCTCTCGCAGAGTTCAAGTCGCTCAGGTTCAATGAGCCGATGCACTTCTATCTCGATACTGCATACGGCAAGAAAAAGCCGACAGGAAATGACCCATCGGGCATTTTGGCAGCTTGCAGGATAGGAAGATATGTCTATATCTACAATGCTCAGAAAGTATGGAAAGAGATGCCTGATTTGCTTCGATTCCTGCCTGAGTATATGGCAGCGCATGAGGGGAATGCAGAGAGTAAGCTGCACGTTGAGCCGAAAGCCAATGGTGAGAGCGTGGTTCAGATGCTCAAAGCAATATCCTCGCTCAATGTGAAAGAGACTCCTACGCCTGTCGATTCAAAGGAAACTCGGTTTAGGGTGGTATCGCCTCGTGTTGAATGCGGTCGTGTCTTTATCGTTGATGGCTCTTGGAATGATGATTTCCTCGATGAGGTATGCGGATTCCCCGCAATGGAACATGATGAATTCGTGGATATTCTCGGATATGCGATAAATGACCTCTACGAAGAAGATGATGATACTGACTATGAAAATATCGATAAGTCAATGTTCGGGTTATAGGCTTAAAAATTGAAGAATATGTTTTTAGTAGATTTGTTTCGTAACTATGTGAACGCCTTGGTCGGAAGAAATCAAGAGTTCGAGCAATTGTTGGCTGCAAAGGATATTTCCGCAGTCAAAGAGAAAATGGTATCACGCCTTACTGATGTGATTGAAGCTCTCAAAGAGTATGAGACGAAAGAACACCTCATAATGAAGCGAGAGGATAAGATTATCACCGATAAGAAAGGCAAGTTCCTCAGGAAAGAGCCTGTTTGGAAGCTGCCTATCCCTTATCCTGTGTTCATCAACGAGATTGCCCTTGTGTTCCTCTTTGGTCGCCCTGTGAAATGGACGCAGCTCTCAGAGGGAACAGATGACGCATTCAAGGCTTATCAGGACTTCATCAAGAAAACCCGATTCAATGCCAAGATTCGCCAATGCAAGCGTCTTGCAGGAGCAGAGACGGAATCTGCATTGCTTTTCCGTGTATTCAAGGATGATGAGGGCAATCCTGATTGTCAGCTCAGGGTTCTCGCTCGCTCAAAGGGCGATGAGATTTATACCCGATTCGACCAATACGAGAATCTGATTGCTCTCGCATGGGGATATTATGTGAGAGACACAGAGGAAGGAGCGACCTATCATTTCGATGTATTCACTCCTAAGACCATCTATCATTGCGTGAAGAAAACTCTCGGATGGGAGGTCGTAGAGGAAATCAACTTCATCGGGAAGATTCCTCTCATCTATTTCCGTCAGGAAAAGGAATGGGATGGTGTGGAAGCTCTCATCCATCGTGAGGAAAGCATCGCATCGAGAACTGCCGATACGAATGACTATTTCGCTGACCCAATCGCTATCATGGCTCAGGATATTATCAAGAATATGCCTGAAAAGAAAGAGGCTGCAAAGCTGCTCATCACGAATGATAAGGATGGAGTCGAAAAGGCAGCAAAGTATCTCACTTGGGATAATGCGCCTCAGTCGAAGAAAGACGAATTGGAATGGTTGCAGACCCAAATCCTGCAAAAGACATTCACGCCTAACATCACGACCGATACCCTGAAATCTATCTCTCAGCTCTCAGCAAAGGCTCTCCGCACGGTGATGATGCTTGCAGACATCAAGGCATCGAAGCGTAAAGAGACCTATGATGAGATGCTCGACCGCACTTCATCGCTCATCACGGCTATCATCGGAAATGTACTCGATGTTTCCCTGCACTCTCAATGTGAGGCTTTGGAGGTCGGGCATGAATTCCAAGAGCCATTCGGTGAGGACATCGAGGATGCTCTGAATAATATCATCCGCTCAGTCGATGCAGGAATCCTCTCAACAGAAAGTGCAGTCGAACTCAATCCTATCGTCAAAGACCCGAATCGTGAATCTGAGCGTCTTGCAGCAGAGGCAGAGGAAAGGCAGAAGCAGCAGGAAGCTATCTTCAATATGGGTAACGATGGAGGTGCTGCATCTTTCTCTGACGGCGATGAAGATGATGAGGATGATGAAGATGCTAAGAAGAAAAAGAAAACGGCTCAGAACGCAGGAAAATAAGCAAAAACGATAAATGGCAAAGCAAGGCTCAGACCCAAAAGCTGCAACTCTCGCCCGAATCAGGCGAACAGAGGCATACGCAGAGAAAGTGAGATTGTTGTTCACTAAGACGGTGAACGATATTCTCGCTCTCAATAAGACCATGCCCTCACTCGATGAGGGAGTGATGTTCTCTTTCGATGGAGAGAGTATCAAGAAACAGAAAGAGGTCGAGGTCTTGCTTCGCCGACTGCATTCTGCCGTTACGATGGCTATTCAGCAGGGAGTGAAACTCGAATGGGATGCAGCCAATCAGGAATGCGATAAGCTCGTTCAATCCGTATTCGGAAAGAAAGTCCTCGAAAGTCCTGAGTTCTCGGCTTGGATGGGCAGGAATACGGCAGCTCGTGATGCTTTCCTCTCTCGCTCTGAGCATGGTCTGAATCTCTCTGATAGGGTTTGGAAGTCTGTTCGTCAGCTCAGGGATGAAATGGAGGTCGCAATGACCGTATCTATCGGAGAGGGCGAATCATCAAGCTCTATGAGCCGAAAGGTGCGCCAATACCTGAATAATCCCGATGATATGTTTCGCCGTTTCCGCTATAAGAAAGGCGAGAAAGATATTATCGACCCTGAGACGGGCGAAATCACAGGGAAAGAGATTGTCTATGGCAAGAAATGGAAGAAGCGAGTCAAGGATGAAGTGACAGGCAAATATAAGTGGATTGACTATGATAGAGATTCCTACAAGACAGGTGCAGGAGTATATAAGTCGTCTGCTCGTAATGCAATGCGTGTGGCTCGGACTGAGACAAATATCGCCTATCGCCGTGCTGATAATGCCCGATGGCAGGATATGGATTTCGTTCTCGGTCAGAGGGTGCAGCTCTCAAAGAACCATCCGAAGAAAGACATCTGCGATAAGCTGCAAGGTGACTATCCAAAGGATTTCGTCTTTGATGGTTGGCATCCTCAATGCTTCTGTTTCTGCACTCCTATCCTCGTTGATGAGGATACTATGGCAAAGATGACAGAGGATTTCTTAGCAGGGAAAGATTGGAGAGCGGAACATGCAAAGAGGATGAAGGGGAAGCAGATAACCGATTATCCTGCGGCTTTCAAGGATTGGGTGAGAGACCATGCCGAAGATATTGCAGCATCTCGTGAGAGAGGCACAGAGCCGTATTTCATCCGCAATAACGCTCAGGCAATCGATGAGATTATCAATCCAACCGAAAAGAAAAAAACACCTCTCGAAGTCGCAGAAGAAAGACATGCAGCTCGTACTCCTGAGAAAGAGCAGGAAATTAGGGATAAGGCTCGTATGCGTCAGAAGTCTATCAAATCGGCTCAGACTTTACTCTCAGATTTCGAGGGAATGGATGGATTCGATACCTCAGCCTTGCAGGAAGCCTATAATCATGGCAGATGGGATGATGTGCGTTCTGAGGCTCTGAAACTCGCTCAGGCGAAGCGTGGAATCATCGAGAGCGGTATTGATATCAGGAATGAGCTATCAGGAATCAAGGATATCGATATGACCGCCATTCAGGATGCCATCAAGAATGATAAGCTCAATATCATCAAGACTCAGATTGATGCCCTCACAAAGATGAATAATGAGATTCTTGCACTATCCAATATCGAGAATCCCTTGGAGGTTGCCAAGCAATTCTCCATGCAGGATGCCATCACGGTCAATGGAAAGATTCAGGAATTCTTCAACCGCTATTCATGGGATTTCGATTCAGATACCAACTTGGATAAACTCAAGAAAGGTCTCGAACATGAGATTCAATGGATGGGAACAAAGGGAACCAAATATGCCACATGGAAGGTATCTCAGGATGCCTATAAGAAGCGGCTCGAATTGGTTGAGCATAGAATCGAGATGAAGTCCGTCAAGAATAGCCTTGCGCATGAGATTGATGTCCTGAAAAACTCGAATGGAAAGGTCGGACAGAGACTCCTTGCCGAGTTCGATGTCCTATTTGCCAATAATGATACGACCATCGATGAACTCAGTGCAAAGGGTAAGGATATGGTTGCCAAGGTGAAGCAATTGGAGGCTCATCGTAGGAGTTCCGCTAAGATTGCAGCACAGAAGAAGGGTCAGAGCATCGGAGGATTCGTTCCGAAATCGGATGCAGAGATCAAGCAGGATTATCTCGATTACATGAAGTCCATCGGTGCAAAGGTATCACCGAGTAATGTGGTGGTAGATAAGGGATTCATCCATTTGCAGGGTACTCAGCATCGGGAAATCTATGATAATAATTCTATCGAGACCCCGACCGAGAGAAGGCAACTTTGGAACCACATTCAGAGAGGTGGAGGTCATGGAGGTAGAGGCGGATATGTTCAGACGGGAAATTCTTTCTATATCAACGGGATATTCCGTGCTCATAATATCAGGGGAAAGATGGATGGAAATGTCGAATCAATGCTCAAAGCTCATGGTGCAACCGATGATGATATCAAGACCATCAAACTTCTCGATAAGAAGATAGCGGGATTCTCCCTGCCATTCCCTATTCTCATCACCCGATATGTGGAGCTTAGTGCGTTAAAGTCTGTATTCGGAATATCATTCCCTTCATCGGCTATGTCATCAAAGCAGAATATGCTATCTCAGTTATCCAAGCTATCAAGTGGAAAGGATTTGTCGCAAGACCCAGCTTTCCTCAGCGCATCTACCAATGAGATTCAGAATGTATTCTATAATAGCTATGCCGTCAAATTACAGATAGAAGTTCCACCAAATACGCCTCTCTATTTCACCAATAACTACTCTGAGAGTGAGGTGGTTTTAGGCAGAGCAACCAAGTTGCAATATTTATCATCATCGATGGGAAAGACAAAGGGAGGATGGCGAACATACGACCATCTCGTTATCAGATGCAGATTGATTCCATAAGAAAAAGGATGGCTCATTTACCATCCTTTTTCTCTGTTGATTGTCTTTTGATGTAGAATTCGCATTGATTCTTTCTGATTGATTCATTCACATCTCCGACATCATCCAATACATCACATTCACTACCCTCCAAGGGAACCCGATTCAGGCAGTCATGGCAGATTCGGGTATCATCCCATTCCATATTAGGGTCAGCATGGAGGGATTTGAATTCAGGGTCTTTTTCCATATTCATTCATCAATTAGTTATCATTCCCGATATTGAACTTTTCTCTGATATAGAAGCTATATTCGCAGCAAGGCTGAAATTTCTCGGCAAAGGGATGGTATCATCCGTGAAAGAGATGCCCTGAGGGAATAGCTCGAAATCATAATTCTGTGTGTTGTGGAATTCGTAGGTACTGCCTACGATGTATCCGATAATAGCTCCTATCATATTGCGTTGAATTTGGTTTGTTGTTTCTGTTGGAGATGCCCGACCTTAATCGTGCATCGCTTATTCTGATATTCATTCTTGCCTCGTATCGCATTAGTAAGCGATTTATAGGCAATCCCGATTTCATTCTGAGGGATTGCATCGTAGATGGCTTTCAGAGAACCGAAATAGAAATCAGTCTCTCCATCGTGAGGTTCATTCAATTTTAGATGTACTACTTTCATTTCATGCTGCAAAATTGCTAATTTTTCTGCGATTTCCCACGATTTTAACTCAGAAATGAGGATTTTATCACCTTAAACAGAGAAAATCGCAGGAAATGCAGTTTCTGATTGTCATTTCATTTTCAGGAAATCATCAGCCATTTTCTCCATACTATCTGCATACGAGAGAGGAAATCTCACATCGTAATCTTTTGCATCGTGACGGAGGCGGCTTGCCATACTTTTGATTCGCATTGCCATCTGAGTGGCTTTAATGAGCTTTTCTTTCTGTGTTGCCATAATTACTGCCCTTTCTTTGCTTTATGTTCCTCTGCGGCTTTCTTCATCATGGCATCCATCTGTTCCTGAGTGACCTCGTAGATGACCTTGATGCCTTTCGGATTTTTCTTCACTTTGAACTCGAATATGAATGGATTTGTTCTCAGCATATCTGCGATATTCTGAATAACCTGTTCTCTTTTTTCTTCTTGTGCCATAATCTTAATTATTATTATCGGATGAAACAATCTCTGTGATGCCTCGTTTTGCGAGTTTCTGAGTGGTCTTAGGAGCTTCGAGCTGGTCGCAGATGGCGACTCTCAGACCTGAACGGATGAGCTTCGGGAGATAGATGTCGAGTGCATGATGCGGAAATCCTGCCATCTTAATCTCGCCTCTCTGAGTGAGAGTGATGCCGAGTATCTTTGCGGTTTTCTCAGCATCCTCGTGATAGGTCTCATAGAAATCTCCGCATCTGAATAAGAGCGTTGCGTCAGGATGCTTTTCTTTGAGTTCCTGAAACTGCTTCATCATCGGAGATAAATCTTCGCTCTGAGGCTCTTTCTCAGGCTCAGGAGAGCCGTTCAGCTTGGCGATGACATCTTCCATCGATTCTGCATTGTGCAGAGCTGCAATCAGCTCCCTTGCGCTCATGTCCTCGATGTGGAGTTTCGCCTGAACGGTTGCTTCGATGAGGATTTTGATGCCTGAGACAACCTTTTTGAGGTCTTTCTGAGATTTGGTATCGCCTCCGATATTCTTCACCGTAGCCGATTTCTTTCCCTTGCTCTTGGCATCATCGACCGCATCCTGAACGGCTGCAACCTGAGCGGCTTCATCATCCTTATTCCGCTCTACAATCTGACGGACTGCGCCTGTGGAGATTTCTCCTTTCTCGATTTTCTCCTGAATCTCAGGTGCAAGGTCGAGAAGCGAGAGACAGCGACCGATGAACGTGATGCTCTTTCCGAACTTCTGAGCAATCTCGCTCTGAGTATATCCGAACTTATCCCTGAATCGCTGAAACATGATGGCAGATTCATATTCGGTGAAGTTCTTTCCCTCATTCCTCATCATCTGCTCGATGAGCAAATCTTCCTCTTTGGTATTGCGAGGCAGGAAAATTGCCTTGATGCGCTTGATGTCTGCACCCTCAGAGATAGCAGCGAGAGTGGCTCTCAGTCTGCGTTCACCATCCACGAGGCGGTATTTCTCATCTCCATTCTCATCTTTGAACGGTACGACCGTGATGGGATTGAGAACGCCTTGCAGCTTGATTTGCTCTTTGAGTTCGTCAATGGCGAAATCACGGCGCACGTTGAAGTTATCGACTACGACCACATTACGAGGGTCAACTGAATAGATGTCTGTTCTCTTTGTTGAATTGATGTTGGTATCCATAATACTGATGATTTTGATTGTTATTACTTTTCGTTGATTGTATAGATTTTATAGATGCACTTATCTCCGCAGTTCCATCCGTCTCTGATTTTGCCATCGACCACCGCACAGAGATGATTAGCGAGGCTCAGGATATAGCGACCTTTGGGATTGCTCTTAGCGAAATCCTTTGCGGTCTTTCGTTTCTCGCCTTTCTTGAATTTCAGGGAAACGACCTTATATCCTCTCTGAGCAAAAGCTTTCTCGTAAACATTCTGAGAATTGGGAATGTCGTAATCTTCACGAGCTATCTTCGAGAGGACATCGTAAGCCTCCTGCCATGTGAGTTCGGCAGCGATGGCGAATGCCCTGATAGCACAATCGGGTTTTCTGCATCTCTTTCCCTCAGTCGGATTTGGCTGAGTGAACTCGAAATAATCTGTATTCTTATATAAATTGATTTTAGCCATTTTGAGAGCGTTTATTTATTGATATGATTACTTTATCATCTTTCGGATTTAATCGCAGGAGACTCAAAGGAAATGCGCCTCCTGCGATTGTCTGAGATTATTCTTTCACGTTCATTATGTATTTGGCAGCTTTCTCGGCTCTCGATGCAGCCCAAACAATCATTTTGTTATCGTTGTTGAGAGCTTTGAGCCATCCCTGAATGTATGCGACTGAATTCTTGAAAGCCTTTTCACAATCGAGATTGATAGCGTTGCAAATCATGGCAGAACCAAGCTCTGCAACCAATTCCTCTCGTGAGTAATCTTCATTTCCAAAGAATGCGTGGTCGTTTTCAGCCTTGCGGTCGCATCGATAAGGAGGAATCGTTGAGTGGGTCAGCTCATGGAATGTGGTTGAATAGTATTCCTCTGCATCCTGATACTGAGAGAGCATCGGCACGACTACTTTATCATACATCGGAGAGTAGTAAGCCTGTCCGCTCGGCTTGTCATTCTGAAATTTGAGTTTCTTTTCTCTGCTCAGATAGCCGTTGATGACATTCTCAGCAGCTTCGATTGGAAGGATTGTCGGCTCGATTGGCTCGTCTGCCTTAATCTTACTCTCGATTCCTGTTGTATCATCAATATGGAATACCCGATAATACTTCAGGACAGGGATAAGATGCTCTTTGATGGTCGTAACCTCGACCTCGTTTCCGTTCTCATCCTGAGTCTTTTTCTTGCCGTGAGAAATCATCGTGAAGAAAACGACCATCGATGATTTTGCGCCTTTCTTGATGTCGCCTCCCAAGTCTTTGACCTGCTTGAATGTTAGATACTCGCCC